CGATATTGCCCTCGTTGTCATAAAGCGTCCCCTCGGCGGCTCCGGCTTCGGCTCCGGCTTCGGCTCCGGCTTCGGCGACGGCTTCGGCGACGGCTTCGGCATTAAAAGTTTCAATGGGGCCCCGGTTTATCGAATTGACGGCGTAAACACGCTGATTCGTTCCGTGCGCGGTAACACTGCGCATGGGGCAATCGTGAACGAGGATTTGACACTCACACCGTGCTACATCGTCAAGCAGGAAAATGTTTTCGCGCACGGCGAAACGCTGCGCGAGGCAATGGAGGCCTTGCGCGATAAGTTGTTTGAGGATATGCTGGAAGATGAACGCATTGCGATGTTCCTGCGCGAGACAGACCGCGAAAAAACGTATCCGACGCAGTATTTTTACGACTGGCACCACCGCTTGACCGGCTCATGTGACATGGGCAGAAAGCAGTTTGCCCGTGACCACGGTGTTGATCTTGAGCACGGCATGATGACGCTGACGGAGTTTTTGGAGTTGACAAAAGACGCTTACGGCGGCGATGTGATTCGCAAAGTGATCGATAGAATGGAGGCATAAATGGATGCTGTTGAGTTTTTGAAAGCACTTGAAAGACGCCGTAACTACAAGCGGGGCCCAAATGATGGTCATTGTAGAGGTGGAGTGATGGAACGACTAACGAAGCGAGGCACCGATGGACAGGCAATGATGGACTGCGAGAAGTGCAAAGCGGATTGGACGGGTAAGCATGGCAAGCCGATGGTTGACTGTACCGCGCTGTACTGCCGCAATCGTCTGTTAGACCGGCTGGTGGAATATGAGGACACGGGGCTGTCTCCGCAGGCGTGCGCTGAGGCACGGGAAGCCGGAAAGGTGCTTTCAAGCTGTGACATATCCTTCGGAAGACTTGCGGAACTGCTGACAGCCGACAAGGACGGGCGGTTGGTGGTGCTGCCGTGCAAAGTGGGCGATACGGTATGGGTAACAAGAAATCCGTGGACGGGTAAATTGCTAAAAAAACCATTAGATGCCTACGTCAATGGCATGAAGATGTATTCCCACGGGTTATATGTGAATTTGCTTTTCGATACCCGCAAAATCAACGGGACGAGGGATTACGAGATCAACCATATCGGCAAGACCGTATTTCTCACCCACGAGGAAGCGGAGAAAGCATTGGAGGCGATGAAAGATGACTGGATTGAAACCTTGCCCGTTCTGCGGCGGAGAAGCAATACTTGAAACAGTAGATGGCAACAGCCAAGAAGAGTGCTATATATACTGTCCAGAGTGCGATTTTGAAAGTGGCGTATATAGCGAACCCAAATTCATCGTCGAAAAGTGGAACAGGAGGGCTGACAATGGCTGAATATAAAATCTGCTTTAGCGTGGCTGGGGCGTTCGGCGCTCAACTCAGCTTTGAGGCAAAACCCGGCGTATTGATAGTCTTGCCGAGGGATTTACAGAAGCACATCACATAATCAAGTATGTTCTTCCAACCGTCGATGCTGTGGTCGTTACTCGGTGCAAGGACTGTGTACATTTTAACCATAAGCGCATGGAATGCGAAAACGAATCCATTTCGACCGACCATGAGGGCGGCGCACAATACAGCCTGAATTTTGGGCCTGACGATTTTTGCAGCTACGGAGAGCCGAAGGAGGTATAACGAATGGAATCTTTTGTTGAAGGCGTTAAAATGTTCTTTATAGCGATTGGCGGAATTGCAGCGATTCTTGCAGCGTTATGCTTTTTATGGTGGCTGGTTGAGACTGCATGGATTGCAGCAAGCAACAGATTCCGCGATATTTGCAAGGCGGAAAGCCTGATTTTTGAATATCGACGAGAGCGCAAAGAATATCTGTGGTGGAAAGAGCACGTGAAAGGTAACGTATATGCTGATGATCACGATTAAAGCCAACATACCAGCAGAGGACGCGCAGGGCATCAAGGAGCGCATCGCAATGGACATTGAGCGCTACGGCGATTGCAAGGTCGTGAGCATCGTGAGCGACCGGGGGCGGGAAGAACAGCTACGAATGAAAGGGGCCAAATTATGAGCATTAACATCAAAAAGTACACCAAAGACCAGATAGCAAAAATGGTGGAGGAAACTGAGGAAAAATTCAAATCGAAGAGAGATGAATATCACGAGTTGGCTGAACAGCTTAAATCCCAAAAAAAAGAAATCGTTGAACTGAAAAGCGATTTGGTGAAGAAGAACCAGACCATCAGTAGCCTGAGGGCCGAGAACGCCGCTCTGACCGAGCAGGTCAGCCAAATGAACGGCGAAGCTATCACCCGCGAGAACGTGATTGCGAATCTGAAAGCGGACGCGGATGCATTGCGAAATAAGCTTGCTGACACTGAGGCGGCGCTTGGGCGGGCAAACGACGAGTGCGCTTTTAAGCAAGAGGCCCTTAATGTAATGCGTAACAGGCGCTACAACGCCGAGCAGCGCGCCGATTACGCAGAAGCCCACCCGTGGAGAAACCTTTGGGCGCGGTTTAAGAGAAAGGCGGCACGACATGAGTAAACCGCGCTATAGTTGGTGGGGTTATGTAAAATCCATTATCCGCCGCTACGACCCAGACCGAGAACTGGGGTTGCGCGGCGTGCCGTTAAAAGAAAGCTGCGCCGTGAGCCAAGCGGTAAGCGAAACAGGGGGATTGCAAGACGGCGAAGAACGCTTGAAATTTATCCGACTTGTTTTTTGGGACAAGACACACACGCTTGAAGGGGCGGCGATGGCAGTCAACTGTTCCGACCGAACGGCGAGACGATGGCATGCCGATTTTATCAAGTGCGTCGCGCGGAACTACGGGCTGCTTGATGACTAAAAGTTGGCCTTAAAAAGCCATTTGCTTATGAGATAATAGAATCGCAGAGGTGTAAAAGCCTTTGCGGTTCTCTCATTTATGGCGTTTACCTCCTGCGCCATAGCGGGGGGCGGTGTTTTTTCATCTTTTTCACGCCGCCCCCCCGCAACATGCCGCACGCGCGATGCAGCTCACGATCAGGGCCGAGAGGTCGCACCTCTCATGCGGCACAGGACCCCGCGCACCTCTCAACGATGTGTCCCAGCGGGGACATATGCGGCGTGCAGAAGCAGACGCGAAAGCAATGGCTATAGGCAACATTGTGGACGTGTGGCGGCTCAATACCGCCTCGCCGTACCAAAAGAGGAAAGCCGCTGCCTTTGGCAATGGGCAAAGCGCCCGCCTGAAAGTGCGGCAAGTGTAGCCCATACGGGCGGGGAAAGACTGCTATGTAAGGCCAAGGGGTGGGGGCTGGTAGCAAAAATGCGACAAGAGAGGTGGTGACGAGTGCCATTAACAGCAAAGCAAGAGAGATTTGTGCAAGAGTATCTTGTGGATTTGAATGCCACTCAAGCCGCCGCAAGAGCCGGTTACAAGAATGCTGAAAAGGGTAGGCAGTTAGTTACGAATAGTAACGTTTCGGTTGCTATCCAAAAAGCAAAGGCAGAAAGACAGAAACGGACGGAAGTAACGCAGGACTATGTTATAGAAAAACTCAAAGAAATAGCAGACAAGCCTGCGTCTGATTGCACGGAAAGCGATTTGAAATATGCGAATAAGCTAAAAGCACTTGAAATGCTGGCGAAGCATACGGGTGTGTTCGACAAGCAAGACAATTCTACCGCCGATTCCGTCGTTAAGGTGATTATCGATGTCTGATATTTTCCTGTCCGAGAAAATCGGCCCTGCGTTTTATGACATTGCGCATGACATTTTCCATCATGGTCACACGCACTATGATTTTAGCGGCGGGCGCGGCTCGCTGAAATCCTCCACAGTATCAATTATCGTTCCGCTTCTGCTGGTTGGCAATCCGGGAACGCACGCGCTTGTGCTGCGCAAGGTGGCAAACACGATCCGCGATAGCGTATATGCGCAGTATATCTGGGCAATCGGTGAATTGGGCATGGCGGCGTATTGGGAAGCCAAGGTCTCCCCGATGGAGCTGATCTACAAGCCGACAGGACAAAAGATCATGTTTCGCGGCGCGGACGACCCAATGAAGATCAAGTCTATCAAGGTGCCATTCGGCTATATCGCCGTGACGCACTTTGAAGAGAAAGACCAGTTTGCTGGACGCGCGGAAATCCGAAACATTTTGCAGTCGACAATGCGCGGCGGCTCGGCTTTCTGGAATTTCGAAAGCTATAACCCGCCGATCAGCCGAGACAACTGGGCGAACAAAGACAGCTTGGAAGAACGAGCTGACCGGCTTTGCCACAAGTCAACGTATTTGCAAGCGCCGCCTGAGTGGTTGGGAGAACAGTTTCTTGCAGAAGCGGAACACCTGAAAGAGACGGACGAGCGCGCATATCAGCACGAATATCTCGGAATTCCGGTCGGAACTGGCGGCAATGTGTTTGAGAATTTGGAACTGCGAGAGATTACCGACGAGGAAATCAGCCGCTTTGATAGGATTTATCAGGGCGTGGACTACGGCTGGTTCCCTGACCCGTTTGCATTTATCCGCGTGCATTACGACAAGACGCGGGAAACGATCTACCTGATAGACGAAATATATCAAAACAAGCTTTCCAACGAGCAGAGCGCGGGCATGATTAAGGCAAAAGGCTACACCGATGCTTATATCATCTGCGACAGCGCGGAGCCTAAAAGCGTTGCGGACTTCCGCGCGATGGGACTACCCGCCAAAGCTGCCGTAAAAGGCCCTGACAGCGTGGCGTACGGAATGAAGTGGCTACAGCGGAGGAAGATTGTTATTGACCGCAGGCGCACACCACACGCCTATGACGAGCTTGTAAACTATGAGTACGACCGTGACAAAGACGGGGACTTTATTAGCGGCTATCCCGATGAGAAGAATCATTTGATCGACGCACTGCGTTATGCAGTTGAGCCGATCAGCCGCAGAATGGGAGTTATCGCATGAGGAAATATATCAACAGAAAAGCGTTAGAAGCTAAGCTAAACCGCAGATTGTCGGATTTGTTTAAAGAATACGGAGAACACGATCACTATTCCAGCGGATACGATGAATGCGTCGATGCCGTGGAGAATTTCCCAGACGCCGATGTTGCGGAGACTGTATATGGAATTTGGGAGGAAAGCCCCATTTGTGAATCCATGTTAAGCAGTTGCTCTGTTTGCGGATTTAATTGCGGGTCGAGAAGTTTTTTGTATTGCCCCATGTGCGGAGCCAAAATGTTTAAGCGTAGAAATACTGCGGCAGAAAAGGATATTTGATTATGAGCAATGCAGTCATCCTTAAACTGAATGAACTCGGCTATTCCACCATACCCGAAGCGTTTTATAGCAAAGTGGCGGAGTGGAAAAGCTGGTATCAGGGGGACGTGAAAGGCTTCCACAGCTACCGCGTGCGCAACGGCGAGAGCATGGTTAACTGCAAGCGGTACTCCCTCGGCATGGGAAAGAAGCTGTGCGAGGATTGGGCGAATCTGTTGATGAACGAGAAAGTACAGATCACCCTTGAAGGGCAGAAGGAGCAGGAGTTCATCGACCGCGTACTGACCGAGAACAATTTTGCGGTCAAGGCGAACGAGATGCAGGAAATGAAATCCGCGCTTGGTACGGTGGCCTATATCCCGCGCGTCATCGGGCAGGAGATCAACGAGGGCGGCGAGATCGTCCCCGGGAACGCCTCTGGTATCATTCTGGACTATGTGACCATCGAGAACATCTTCCCGTTGGCTTGGCAAAACGGCTTTATTAGCGAGTGCGCGTTTTCTTCCGTGGTGACACGCAACGGGCACGATTACCTGTATCTCCAAATCCACCACAAAGATGAGAGCGGCAGCTACATCATCGACAACCGCATTTACCGCTATGATAACGAGATGCTGTCTGACGAGCAACTTGCCAACGTCAAGGGGTTTGAAAATATCCCTCCTGTGGTGCACACCGGGAGCGACAAACGGCAGTTTGTCATTGACCGGCTCAACATTGCCAATAACTTCAACTATCTGCTGCCGACCGGCATTGCGGTGTATGCAAATGCTATCGACGTGCTGAAAGGCGTGGACATTGCCTATGACAGCTACGTCAACGAATTCCGGCTTGGTAAAAAGCGTATCATGGTCAAGCCCTCTGCGGCAAAATATCTTGACGGCGAGCCGGTATTCGACCCGGCCGACGTGGCGTTTTATGTGCTGCCGGAGGATGTGAGCGACGGCGCGGTCATTACCCCCATTGATATGACTTTACGGACGGCGGAGCACAACACGGGTATTCAAGACCAACTCAATATTCTATCCAGCAAGTGCGGATTTGGTGAGACCTACTATCGTTTTGACGGCGGCAGCGTGGCAACGGCTACGCAGGTCATTAGCGAGAATAGTACTATGTTCCGCACGATAAAAAAGCATGAAATTATCCTCGAAGATGCGTTGGTTGAGCTGTGCCGCATTCTTCTGCGACTTGGCAATACCGCAATGGGCGCTGGTCTGAACGAGGGTGTTGAAATCAGCATTGATTTTGACGATAGTATCATCGAGAGCCGTGAACAGAACGAAGCCCGCATTTATCAAATGCTTAGTGCTGGACTAATGAAAGCGGAAGAAGCCCGCTCCATTCTGATGAACGAGGACATTGAAACGGCACGGGGAAATCTTCCGGGGATGGACGACCTCACCACCGAGGAACAAGATGAAGTAGAATAAAAGAGCCGGGATTACTCCCGACCCTTTTCCAGAGATTCAAGAAATGCGGCGATAGCCTTATCAAGCAACTTGCTTGTTGGGATAGATGTTTCTTCTGAATAGGCCTTTAGTTTTGCCCATAAATCTTTGTCAATAGCAGTAGATATGGCAGTGCGGTTTTTTAGCCCTCTGTTATCTCCCATGCGCTCACCTCCCGCATACAGAATACCACACAATGCAACTACTTGCAATTACTTTTTATGTGTGCTATAATTGAATGTAGTAAAAAGTAGTTGAAAGGGGCTGTTGCTATGTGGCGGAAAGCTGATTATACGGGGCGAAAGTTTGGAAGATGGACGGTCATAGGAGCTGCACCAAATCACATTACAAAGAGCGGTTATCCTGTGTCTATGTGGGATTGCGTTTGCGATTGTGGAACTCGCAGAGCCGTAAGGGGAAATGACTTGCGACTTGGGAAAAGCGTTTCGTGCGGGTGCTATATGATAGAAAATCCAACATCTAAAACGCACGGGGCATCAAACAGCCATCTTTACAAGATTTATCATGGGATGAAAGCAAGGTGTTACAACCGCAATAACAAAAATTATTCCCACTATGGAGCGCGCGGGATTTCAATTTGCGAAGAATGGAAAGATTATGAATCATTCGCAAAGTGGGCTGTTGAAAATGGATATAAAGATGGGCTTACTATTGAGAGGAACAATGTTGATGACGGTTATTCCCCGGATAATTGCAGGTGGATTCCCATTGAGGAACAGCAAAAGAACAAGCGGACAAATCGTGTTATCGCATATGGAGGAGAAACGCATATTGTGGCGGAGTGGGAAAGAATCCTCGGCTTTAAGCACGGAATTATTCAAGGCCGATTGCAACGAGGATATAGCGAAGAAGAAGCCTTGACAATGCCGATTGGTCAAAGGAGGAAGATGAAATGACAAGTGAAACCGCAAAGGCGGCACTCCCGAAGATGCAGGACATGACAAAAGAACCGGAAGAAGGAATCGAGTGAGGTGACGGCGTATGCGTCCTTACCCTTTTAGCCCAGACCTGCTTGACGCACTGCCAGAAGAACTCGCTGAACTGTACCGCGCACTTGAAGATACGCTCCTTGACGAGATATGCAGCCGCTTGAAGCTGGCAGATCAGCTCAACGAGGTCACAGTGCAGGATATTCGGGCGCTTCGGTCGCATGGCATCGACCTGAAGGACATCAAAAAGGCAATCCGTAAGACCACGGGCATCAGCGAATCGAAGTTAAACAAGCTACTTGATGATGTGGTTGAGCGTAACCAACGGTACTATACCGAGTTGATTGACCTTGCTCACATTACACAGCCGGAAACTCTGGTAAGCATAGAAGATACTTGGGCAATATACGAGCAGACGAAGCAAACAATGCGCAATATTACGCGGTCTATGGGCTTTCTGGTAGACGCTGGGCGGACGATGCTCCCCCCTGCAAAAGCGTATCAATGGGCTTTAGACAATGCCACAATGCAAATCCAGAGCGGCGCTATCAGCTACAATCAGGCTATCAAGATGGCAGTAAAGCAGCTTGCAGACAGCGGGTTGAAGGTAGTTGACTATGAGAGCGGGCATCGAGATCAGATCGATGTGGCAGCGCGCAGAGCCGTAATGACTGGCGTAAATCAAATTTGCGCTAAATATACGGAGCAGTCGGCGCAGTATCTCGAAACTCCGTATTTCGAGGTTTCTGCCCATGCTGGAGCGAGAGATAAGCCGGGGCCGTCACCGTGGTCAAGCCATAAGGATTGGCAAGGCAAGGTATACAGTATTCACGCAGGGGACATCTACCCGAGCATCTACGAGGTGTGCGGTCTGGGTGCCGTGGATGGGCTGGAAGGGGCCAACTGCCGTCACAAGCGCAGCGTTTGGGTTGAGGGTGTGTCGGAGCGCAGCTATACCGATAAGCAGCTTGAGCATATCGACGATGGCCTTGGATGCACCTTCGAGGGCAAGACATACACGGCATACGAGGCAACGCAGATGCAACGGCGCGTAGAGCGGACAATCCGCAAGCTAAAGCGCGAGAAAGCCGCTTATAAGGTCGCAGGATTGAAGGAAGATGAACGGTCGGTAAACATCCGTCTAAGACGCTTGAACGCCAAATATAAGGCGTTCAGCGAGGCTGCTGGACTGCCGGAGCAGTGGGAAAGGACGAAGGTGCAATATTGAACTTTGACGAAGCCATCAAAACCGTGCAAGCCATCTTAAAGCGCGGCAACGATGCAGAGATACGACGAAAAGGCGATGGGTATATCGTCTTGGAGGTCAAAAAAACAATCAAATACAGCACTCCCGCGCAATAGGGCGCGGGAAAGGGCAATAGGAGCCAAACAGTACGCAGTTTTTGCGTGTTGTTTGGCTCTTTTTTCGGTAAAAGCCGCAACTGCGGATTTTATACAAATTTGGCTATCTGCAAGCCTAAAAGTGCAGGCGGGACGGTCACGGCAACGACCTAAAAAGCCTATCCCGTAAGGAGATGCAACATGAAGAAAGAGGATTTGCTGAACATCGGCCTGACGGAAGAGCAGGCAGACAAGGTTTTTGCCATGAACGGCAAGGACATCGAAAAGCATAAGAAAGCCGCAGGGGACGCAAAGGCGGACAAGGAAGCCCTGGAGCAGCAGGTCGCAGACCGGGATAAGGACATCGCGGAACTGAAAAAGACCAGCGGTGACGCTGCCAAAATCCAGGAAAAGCTGGATGAGCTGCAAGGCAAGTACGACAAGGAAACCGAAGCGTACAAAGCACAGCTTGCACAGCGGGATTATCAGACCGCCATTGACAAGGCGATTGCCGACAGCGGCGTGAAGTTTTCCTCCAAGTCTGCGGAAAAGGCTTTCCGCGCGGGTATCGGAGACAGCAAGCTCGAAATGAAGGACGGTGCTTTGGACGGGTTCGACAAGTACCTGGAAAAGGCGAAGTCCGAGGATCCCAGCGCATTTGTCAAAGCTGGTGCGCGTGTTGACACGCAAGGCTCGCTTGAGGGCGGGCAGCATGAAAACAAGCCTATGACTTTGGCGGCTGCGCTCCACGAACAATACGATAAGTAAAGGAGAATTTTAACATGGCTATCACTCTTGCAGAAGCAAAGGTCGGCATGGCAAATCATGTCGATCAGATGATCGTTGACGAGTTCCGCCGCAGTTCTCTGCTGCTGGACAGACTGGTGTTTGATAACGCCATCTCTCCGGGTACCGGCGGCTCTACTCTGACCTATGGATACATCCAGCTCAAGACCCCCTCGACCGCTGCTATCCGTGCCATCAACAGCGAATATACCGCTGGCGAGGCAAAGCGCGAGGAAAAGACCGCAAAGGCCGTTATCATGGGCGGCTCCTTCGAGGTCGACCGTGTTCTTCAGAACACTTCCGGCGCTGTTGATGAGCTGGCGTTTCAGGCGCAGCAGAAGATCAAGGCGACCAGCAACTACTTCCACAACCTCGTCATCAACGGCACTTCCGCCGCCAGCGGCGCCGGTTTTGTGACCAGTACCTTTGACGGCCTGCGCAAGCTTCTGACCGGCACGTCCAACGCGCTGACCACGGACATTGACCTGTCCTCTGCCGCGAAACTGGACAGCAACAGCAACGCTTTTATCGATCAGCTTGACCAGCTCGTCCACGCCATCGACGGCGAGACTTCTATGCTGCTCATGAACGACGATATGCTGCTGAAAGTCCGCGCCGCTGCTCGCCGCGCCGGTTACTACGAGCGCACGAAGGATGACTTTGGCCGCGTCGTTGAGACCTTTGCCGGTATCCCCCTGATGGATGCGGGCAAGTATTACAACGGCACTAATTCCGTTGACGTCATCGGTACTTCCGCCGCCACGCAGAGCGCCAATGGCACGACCAGCATCTACGCTGTCAGCATTGGTCTCGACGGCTTCCACGGCATCTCCCCGACCGGCAACAGCGTCATTTCCAGCTATATGCCCGACATGACCGCTCCCGGCGCGGTAAAGAAGGGAGAAGTCGAGCTTGTGGCCGGTGTCGTCCTCAAGAACACCCTCAAGGCGGCTGTTCTGGATGGCATCGTCATGTCTCCCAAGACTGGCTCTTAATTTGAAAGGAGTAAGCCCGCATGGTCTACGCTGATTATACATACTACTCCGGCACCTATATGGGAGCCGTGAGCGAGGAAGATTTTCCGCGACTGGCTGTGCGGGCAAGTTCCTTCCTCGACTACTACACCCGCGACAAGGCGGCGGATAACGCCGATCTGGATGCGGTTAAAATGTGCTGCTGCGCCCTTGTAGACAAGTACGCAGTTATCGAGGCGGCACAGACGCTGGCGCAGAAGAATCTTGCAAACGCTGCTGCTGGTGACGCGGAGATCAAGAGCGAGACGGTAGGCGGCTACTCCCGCACGCTTGCAACTGGCGGTGAAGCCGCCCTGTCTGCGCTGAATGCGACGGACGGCGCAAAGAAGTTGCTGGCAGCGGTGTGTAATGAGTATCTTGCGCACACTGGCTTGCTCTACAGAGGAGGTTGCCCATGTACGCACCCCACACTGTAACGGTCTACAACATCGTCAAGGAAACCGACCTAACCACCTTTGAGGAAGTTACCCGTCTGTACGTGACCATCCTGCGCGGGGTCATGCTGCAAGCGTCAAAGGGCGTCAACGTACGCGAGAGCGGCCTTGAAGGGGCGGACGCGGTTAACCTGTATATCCCGTTTGGCATAGAAGCGGTAGACGGCACGACAGGAGAGCCTAAGACTTACACAGGCCCACAGGCATTTTACCACGCGGCGGATAAGTCCGGCCTGTGGACGCTCTCGGTCAACGGAGACGGCGGCACGACCTTCTTTGTAAAGGGCGAGTTTGTCACTGATAACGAGACTGTCGCCCTGTCACACGATGACTGCTACAACCTCACCAAAGTCGATATGAAAGACTTCGGCAGTCCGGATATGCAGCATTTCGAGTGCGGAGGGGCTTGATATGGCGCTGAAATTCACGGTGCATACCGAGGGTATGGACGCGCTTGAATACATCATCGCGCGGGCCTGTACAAAGGCAGAACACGCTGTTGCGGAGCAGGTAGAGAAAGACACTCAGCCGTTTGTTCCGATGCTCACAGGCTCGCTAACGCAGCGCACAAGGGTAGACGGGAGCACTGTTATTTATCCCGGACCGTATGCACGCTTTTTGTATTACGGCAAAGTGATGGTTGACCCAAACACCGGCAGCACATACGCGCCAAAGGGCGGAACGAAAGTGGTCACAGACCGCAATTTGGTTTTCAACAAGACGATGCACCCGCAAGCCCAAGCACATTGGTTTGAAGCGTCTAAAGCGCAGAACCTTGATAAGTGGGTGCGCGTAGCAGATAAGGCGGTGAAGAAGTTTGGAAAAGATTAAAAAGACGGTTTCGGCGGCGGAAGAGGATCAAGTTTCCCGCAAGCTACTTGCGTGGCTGAACACGTTTCCCAATAAGCCGGTTGATTTGATTCGATTCGAATTTCTTCCCGCCGATACCCCGGCGATGGCGATGTCTACGATTCAGGCGGCGTACATTGTCAAAAAATACATCCTCGGTGGATATCAGGCGGAATACCAATTTAAGCTGATTTACCGCGTGAAGCCGGGAAACAGCATCGATAAAAGGCTCAAAGCTGACGAGCTGCTTAATGCCTTGGGCGATTGGGCAGCAAGCGAAACGCCACCTGACATTGGCGACGGCCGCCGCGTCATTCGCATTGAGCCGACAACGCGATCCTCTCTTTTTGCCGTGTATGAAAATGGCGATGAGGATCATCAAATCCTTATGAAAATGAACTACGAGGTGATTAAAAATGGCTGATACGACCTTTAACACCACGGCGGGGCAGACCGTAGACCGCGAACTTCTGATCGCGTATCTCAATACGGGCGAATCTGGCACGCCTACATGGTCGCCCCTCGGTACGCGCGTCACGGATTCCAGCATGGAATATGACTGGCAGGAAGATTCCTCGAAGGATATTCTCGGCACGACGCGCACGACCATGAAAAAACCCATCATCACGCAGACCTTTGACCCGTCCAATCTCGATGCGGGTGACCCCGCCATCGTCAAAGTGTGGAATCTCGCGGTCAAGGAGCAGAACGCGGCGGCGCTGTCAAATCAGGACGTGCTGATTGTCCACGCTTATGCTGGCACGGCAAATACGGCAGTATTTGCGGAGCGCTATTCGTCCTGCATGGTTAAGCCCTCTTCCCTTGGCGGCGAGGGCGGCGGCTTTATCGGTATGCCTATCGACGTGACGCTTGGCGGCACGCGCAAGACGGGCACTGCGGCCATTTCCGGCGGCACTGTTACGTTTACAGAGGACTAAATCAAAGAGGGCTGGCGTTTGTCAGCCCTCATTTCGGAGGTAAGTATGGAACTCAGTTTTGATTCTGGCGTAAAAGAATACACCATTCGAGGTGTAAACGGTATTGTGACCGTGCATTTCAACCCTGCGGATGTAAATTTCGCAAAGAAAGCGTACCGCGTATTCAATGATTTGCGAAAAAAACAGGAAGAGAGAGTGGCAAAGCTCGATACAACCGAGCCGGGCGACGAGCTCTTTGACATGGTGGATTCCATCGACAGGGAAATGCGCGACATCATCAACGATCTGTTCGAGCAGGATATCGCGGATACGCTTTTCGGGTCGGTAAATGCTTATTCCGCAGCAAACGGCGCTCCGGTATGGCAGAACTTTATGATGGCCATCATTGACCAGTTTGACGAAGCGACCAAGCGGGAGCAGGCACTTGCAGACGAAAAAATCCGCAAGTATACGCAGAAGTACAAAAAATGATGTATGAACTTCCGACGTCGCTGAACGTCTGCGGCGTTGAGTATGCTATCCGCTCAGACTATCGCGCGGCACTGGACGTGCTGTCGGTATTTGCTGCGGTCGATCTGACCAACGAGCAAAAAGTGATTGCGGCGCTGGATATCTTTTATCCGGACTTCTTAAAAATGCCGGATGAGCACATTTCAGAAGCCGTAAAGCAAATGACGTGGTTTCTCGACTGCGGTGACGACGGCGACAACAGAAAGCGCCAAAAACTGATGGACTGGGAACAAGATTTCCAATACATTGTGGCTCCTATCAACCGCGTTGTGGGACAGGAAGTGCGCGCAATGCCTTATTTCCACTGGTGGTCATTTGTATCTGCGTACTACGAAATCGGGGATTGCCTGTTTGCAAACATCGTGCGGATTCGCAGCTTGAAAGCAAAGGGGAAAACGCTCGACAAGTCGGATCGAGAATTTTACCGCGAAAACAGGCGGCTTGTCGATCTAAAAAAGCCGATGACAGAAGAAGAAAACGACACGATCAATGCGTGGTTGGGCAAAAAAACGCCCGACGCAAAATAGCATCGGGCGAGGGTGGTTACTTGTCTGCAATGAATGTAATTTCGTTTCCAGACCAAAAGTCAGGAGTGAAGCGAATTTCAATTTCTTTCCAGTCTTTGGGGACTTCGTATCCGACAACGCCGGTCATTTTCTTACCGGCAGCAATAGCTCCGTCCAACTGAGTTTTATCGGTTGCGATGGTGGCTGAAATGCTCAGATTTGTCGAGTAGTCATCAACATAGGCGTTGAACGATGCGATAGAACTAACGGCAATATCTTTATCCGACTGGTTATCAATGGAGAATTCGCAAAGAAGAAACACATTACCATCATCAGGCGTGTTGAACTGCGATCCATTGCTTTCGGTGCAGGAATCAAACTTTACGCTGATCCCATTTAACTCGGCGGTTTCTCCAACGGCAAACGTTTGGCTCTCTGATCCAGAATCATTGCCCATGCCGTTCAATGCGGCGGCAATCAGACAAATGCCGAAAATAGCAATGATGATCCCCAACACTGGGTGGCGCTTTTTTTGCTTTGCTCCGCATTGAGGGCACGTTGACGATGATTTTGCAATAGACGCGCCGCACACTTTACAAGTAGTCATCTTATCCATATTCATTCCTCCTATAGCCACGTTTTGTGGATATATTGATGATACCATGCGAAAAAACAAATAGCAAGTAGGTGATAGCTTTGGCAGATGGTGAAATCGTAATTGACGCTACAATCAGCGACAGAAAACTACACTCTGACCTGAACAAGGTTAAGTCAAATATTGCATCTTTGCAGAAGGAGTTCAACAAGATCGGAAGTCAAAAAACGCCGATGGAAGAGCAACTTCGCACCATTGGCGCGGAGCTTGACAACGCAAAAGCGATCCTTGCGGAAATGCGCGGCGCCCCCAAAGGTACATACGAAAAAACGGACGTATCCGAACAGGCGGAGCGCGTTAGGCTGCTCCAAAGTGAATTCAACAAGACCGCAAGTGAGGTTGAAAAGCTGAATAGTAAACTCACTAACACGAGTGAAAAAATCTCAGATGCAAAGACGCAGGCAGCAGACCTTGCGCAGCAGATTGAGGGCCGCAATAAAGGCGCTGGCATCCGTGCAGCGACAGAAGCAGCATCAAAGAGCATGGACAACTTTGGAAAACGCATTAGCTCAGTCGTTCGCAGCGCTCTTGTATTTACTGCTATCACTCAGGCGCTTGCCAAAGTGCGCGAGTGGGTGAAAAGCGTTGTGATGACCAACTCGGAAGCGAGGGAATCTATTGCACAGCTGAAAGGCGCATTGCTGACATTGGCGCAGCCGCTTGTAAGTGTTGTTGTTCCTGCATTTACAATGCTTGTGCGCGTAATCACGGCGGTCATCAATCAAATCTCCCGCCTTGTGGCGCTTATCTCCGGTAAAAGCGTCAAGGCCTCTGCGAACGCTGCAAAGTCCTTAAACAAGGAGACCAAAGCCCTGAAAGGGACTGGCGGCGCTGCAAAAAAGGCAGCAAGCGACCTTGCGGCCTTCGATGAGATCAACCAGTTATCCGGTGATACCGCTGACAGTGCGGGCGGCGGTGGCGTAAGCGCAAATGATATCACCCCGGATTTCAGCTACATGGATGATATCAGTGACAGGCTCAAAAAGATTGCTGATGCGGTCTTGCTGATTGCAGCAGGTCTTGCGCTGTGGAAACTCGGCAATTCGCTTCCCGGAGCATTGGGGAAGATTTTGACCAAGCTCGGCGGTATCCTCATCGCGGTCGGCGGGTTAATCCTTCTGTGGGAAAGTCTGTCTGACGCATGGAATAACGGTGTCAACTGGAAAAATCTGCTTGGGGCTCTCGCTGGTACAGCGGCGCTTGCCGGGGGTCTCGCTCTTGCGTTTGGCAAGGTGGGCGCTGGCATCGGGCTTGTTGTGTCCGGCGCGGCGCTGATTATTACGGCGTTCAAGGATATTGTTACCAATGGCGCAAATCTGCAAAATACCTTGATGTTGATTGCGGGCATTCTGGCGACTGGAATCGGATTCACATTTTTAACAAAAAGCGTTCTTCCTCTTGCGATTGCCGGAATTGCAACCATTCTCGTGGCAATGATGAAACTGACCGGGAACTTGGAAGAGTTTGCGAAAAATCTGAAAGATAACATCCTCGGCGGAATCATTCAGTTTATTAAAGGCGTATTTACTGGTGATCTCAAGATGGCTCTTGATGGGGTGAAAAAAGTGGCAAAGGGGATCGTCAACGGCATTCTGATTATTGTTGAAAGTTTTATCAACAATATTATCCGAGGGTTAAATTGGCTTATCGCAAAAATCAATTCTATTAGCCTCAAAGTTCCGGACTGGGTTCCGGGAGTTGGCGGGAAGGGCTGGTCACCTCATATTGGGCAAATGCCCAGCATTACTTTGCCGCGTTTGGCGACCGGAGCGGTTATCCCCCCCAACAAAGAATTTCTCGCCGTGCTGGGCGACCAGAAGAGCGGGACGAACATCGAAACGCCGCTTGCAACGATGGTCGAAGCATTCAAGCAGGCAATGTCGGAATCCGGCGGCGGTGCAACCACTGTTGTTATCCAGCTTGACGGTAAGGAGATTGCACGCAGCACCGTGAAGAACATTAACAACATGACGCGCGCGGCGGGTAAGCCCGTGCTGCTGTACTAAGGAGAGCTATATGGATATCCTCGTTATTAACGGCACGGACTATTCATCCGTTGTTGCGTCCAAAGGTTACGGGTGGAGCCGCAACGACCTTGACAGCGACAAAACCACGCGCACGAAGGACGGGCGGATGCGCCGCGACAAGATCACGACAAAGCGCAAACTGAGCTATACGACGCGCTCCATCCCGCGCGATATGTTGGCAAAGCTTGACGATGATCTCAACAAAACGACCTGTACCGTAAAGTATCTTGACTTGCACGGTGTGCGCACAAGCACGTTTTACTGCTCGTCGATGGAATGCACGCTTGAAGAAGCAGCGGACGACAATGAGGTGTGGGGCGGTGCGACGTTTAACTTGATTGAGGTGTAAATATGGGGCAGACAACAAGTGCGCTGTGGCGCGAGCTGCTCCACAAGCCCGGCACAGAACGAGAGTACAAATTTGACGTTGCGGGCACGGAATATGGCAAAGACGCGGAAGTATCGCACTCCGTCGAATCGCAGCTGTTTGAAGAATTCGGCATCGGGAACGCCTGCTGCGCAACATTAAAACTGGCACTGTATGCGGACGACGTACCGCGCGCCGCGACGATCAAGCGTTATCTCAGGCTTGTTAATGGCAGTCAAGCGACGGACTGGATCCCAAAAGGCGTGTTTTTTACCAATCGCCGTTCCTGCGATGGGGCTTACTGGGAACTTGAAGCATACGACGCCATGAGAAAGGCTGACGTTGGGTGGGAGCCAGACCAGTCGCTTAACTTTCCGATGACTATGCCTGACGCTGTAAATATCTTTTGCCAGTTGATGGGCGTAGAGCTGGACAGCCGCACAGTGCTCAACAGCTCGTATACCATCGACTATCCCGCAAATGATTACACTATCCGCAATGAGCTATGTTTTATCGCAGCGGCGCACGGTGGGAACTGGATTATTACCGATGCAGGGGAACTATTGCTTATTCCATTGTTGTCTATGCCTACCGAGACGAACTACCTCATTACAGAAGCGGGCAACGCTATTACGTTTGGAGGGGTGAGGATTCTTGTCTGAAAAATATTACGTCGGTGGCGACATTACGAGCTTTTCCGACAATGGCAAGTACAAGCCTATCTCCCGCGTGACGCTGCTTGTGGATGACGAGAACAGCTTGACGGCGGGCGATGATACCGGCATGGAGGTCATTGCAAGTTGCCCGCACGCCACGCAGCCGATGGTAAACGCCTTACTGCAAGCCGTGAAAGGTTACCAGTATCAGGCGTACGAAGCAGGCGCGGCAAACATCGATCCAGCGGCAGAGCTGGGCGACGGCGTGACGGTTGGTGGCATTTATTCGCCGCTGTCTAAACTCTCTGATGATGGCCGCGGATATGCGGGCATTTCTTCCCCCGGAGAAGCGGAGATAGAAGACGAATACCCATCTGATGGGTATATCACGCAGGAGTTCAACCGCAAGGTTGCCGAGACACGCTCACTCATCACCAAGACCAGCGAGGCGATCAACCTCCGCGTGGAGGGCATTGACGGGAAATATACCGAGCTGAAGACCACGCTGGACGGCGTAACAGTGACGGACAAGAGCGGCACGACCAAGATCAAGGGCAGCAGCATCGAGACGGGAAGCATTGCAGCAAAGTCTATTAGCGCGGATAAACTTAACCTGACCGGGGCTATTACCTTTAGCGATCTCGATTCAAATGCGCAAAACAGCATCAACACGGCAAATAGCAACGCAAGCACCGCCATCACAGCGGCGGGTAACGCACAAGCGGCGGCAAATGGCGCTGTGCAAAAAGTATCTGCATGGGAATATCCCAACTCGACATACATTGACGGCAGCAAAATCATGACGGGTACAGTAATGGCGACTAAGCTGCTCGGCGGCACGGTGGGCTTGCTCGCATCCGATGAGAGCATTGTCGGAGCGCTGAATCTGGCGTACACGACCACGGGCATCGGCCTCGGCATCCTAACCAGTCAGGGTGGTATCCAAATTCAGTCGGCGGGCAATCTGTTTCTGTCGGCCGGTACAGGCGGCAATATCACTATTCAGTCCGGGCGCGTGCAGCTTGGCTCGGCGGCGCTATGCCTTGCATCTGCAAGTTATGACTATAGCGCACCGTCCGGCGCGGGTGTTGATGGGCAACTCTATATCCAGCTGGTGAATAATTGATATGGCTAATTTATGGGTAACGATTACGCCGGACCCAAACGACGGGACGAAAGCAACCGTCAGCGGAGAGTTTTCCGGCGGTGACAGTAGTTATTCGTACGCGAAGCGCATTCGCGTTTCCGTAACAGGTGCCGGAGAATACTATTTTACGTCGCCACAGACTAGTGGCGGGTACAACACATTTTCCGGCGTTATTACTGGCCTAACCCCTGGAACGTCTTACTCATGGTTCGCATGGCTGCAAGTAATGCGCCCGGGTGGGTTTGGTGGAGACAGTTTTGAGCAAAATGGTAATTTTACAACAGCAAATACTGCTCCGCAGCCGCCAACCCAAACATACTACGCGCAAATCGCGTTTAATGCAAACGGTGGTTCCGGCGCTCCCGCGACGCAGAACGTGTCACAGCAGAACGCCAATCCGTACGTTGAGTTTTACATCCCATACACCACGCCCACAAGACCAGGATATGTTTTCGGCGGATGGACGCTGGGCGGGACAACGGGACAGGTCTATCCGGCAGGGGCAAAAATCACCGTATACGGACATAACTATCCGCCCGGACCCACGCACACGCTATACGCGTATTGGACGCAGGACACATCCGGCAGTGTATGGCTGTACGCAAGCAATCGATGGGTAAAAGGCGTGCCATGGGTTTACACAGGCGGCAGATGGGCGAAGGGCATTCCGTGGCTGTGCACTAACGGAATTTGGAAACGAGGTGGATAAAACATGGAACAGGCAATGCAGGCAATGCGCATGGCGTTTGACGTGCTGGATACGGTAACGATCTCTACGGCGGAGGTCGACAAGATGTATACGGTGCGCAACGAGCTGCGCAGGGCGTATGCGATCCTCGCGCAAGAGGTCGAGCGCGCAAGGGTTGAGCAGAACGCGAATAGCGGAAAGGAGGAAACCGATGGCGGACAAGACGATCAGTGAGCTGACACAGGCAACACAAATCACAGGGGAAGACCTTTTCGTTTTGCAGCAGGACGGCGAAGCCAAGAAGCTCAAGGGCAGTCAGGTGGTGCAGTACGCCAAAGACGCTGTTGCGGCAGAGGTGCAGGGCGTGAAGGAATACGCCGACAACGCTAAAGCATCGGCTGACGCTGCGGCAAAGGACGCAACCAGAGCGGAGAACGCTGCACAGGGTATCGACGATAAGGTCGCTGCGGCTGATGCGTCTGCAAAGGCGGCGGCATCTTCTGCGGCGGCTGCGGCTGCATCTGCGACCGGCGTTGATGAGAAGGTGCAAGCAGCGCAGACGGCGGCAACCAATGCGGCAAAGTCGGAAACGGCGGCAAAGAATGCACAGACCGCTGCCGCCAACGCGCAGAAAGCGGCGGAGAGTGCGCAGACCGGCGCACAGACCGCTAAGACGGCGGCGGAATCGGCGCAGGAAGCCGCTGAGAGCGCAAAGGACGCGGCGGCGGGTAGTTCGATCGCTGCGGGGCAGAAAGCGTCACAGGCCGCTCAGAGCGCCGAGGATGCCGCCTCCGCCAAGTCTGCGGCGGAGATGGCAAAGACCGATGCACAGGCAGCACGCGACGCCATTGTCAACATGATCGTCGAGGCGGTCACGCTTGAGACGGGAAAGCCCGCCACGGTGAGCAAGTCCCTTGTGGACAACGTTTACAAGCTCGCCTTCGGCTTGCCGCGCGGCAACACAGGCGCAACCGGCCCGCAAGGTGCAACCGGCAACGGCATTTCCGGCATCGCGCTCAAGAGCGGCAACCATGCCCCCGGCACAAGCGATGTATATACCATCACCCTGACGGACGGCACAACGTTTGACTTTTCCGTCTACAACGGCTCCAACGGGAAAGGCGCGGGCGATATGCTCGCAAGCGTCTATGACCCGCGGGGCAAGCGGACGGATGTGTATAAGTACGTTGATGACGCTATCGGTAAGATTCCCACGCCGGACGTTTCCGCGCAGATCAAGGCGCACAACGAGAGCACGACGGCGCATCCCGACATCCGCGCCAAAATCCCCACAAAGACCTCCCAACTCACCAATGACAGCGGCTATCTGACGCAGCATCAGGACATTTCCGGCAAGCTGGACAAGACGGGCGACGGCAGCAACGTCACGGCGGCATTCACGGCAGCGACCACCCGCGCCAACATCGCGACGGGCGAAAAGCTCAGCGTGCTGTTCGGCAAAATCGCAAAGTGGTTCGCAGACCTCGGCGCGCTGGCCTTTAAGTCTACGGTCGCCAAATCTGACCTTGCATCCGACGTGCAAACAGGTCTGCTCCCGGCAGTAACCGCGTCGGACAATGATAAATTCCTTGTTGTGTCAGGCGGTGCGTGGGTCGCAAAGACAATTCCCGATGCGAATGGGAGGAGTTTCTGATGGCAAAGTACATGACAAATGATACTGACCTGCAAGCGGTTGCGGATGCCATCCGCACAAAGGGCGGCACAAGCGACTTGCTTGTTTATCCCGATGAGTTTGTCACCGCTATTAACGCAATCCAAACAGGACTCTCCCTCGTGGTATCCGTTACGAGCGGAGCGGCGGTCACGGCGACAAAGGGCTCGAAAACGGTAAACGGCACGGCGGCGGGCGGCTCGTGCGTCCTCTCCTTGCCGGAGGCCGGTACATGGAGTGTAAAGGCTACGCTCAACGGGCAAACATCCGACACGAAAAGTGTCTCTGTCGTCGATAGCTACGCGGTGGCGCTGACGTTCTTTTCTGCGACGATTACCGTCAACGTAGACTCCGGCGCGTCCGTCACGCTGAAAAAGGGCGGGACGACAATCGCCACAAAGACGAGCAACGGGACGGCGGTTTTCACCGTCACGGAGACGGGGGCGTACACGGTAACGGCTACAAAGAACGGGCAGACGACGAGCGGCTCCGTCAATGTCGTTTCGAGCACGACCGCCTACTCGCTGACGCTCTCTTTCGTGAGCTCTACGCTCAACAATAACGAGTGGAGCGTTATCAAGTCCGTTTCCGACGCGGGACAGGGCGCGAACTATTGGAGCATCGGCGACCGAAAGGCGGTCACGCTTAACGGCATGGTCGGAAAGCTCTCGCTCTCGAATGTCACGACCTACGCTTTCATTATCGGCTTTAACCATAACGCAAGCGTCGAGGGTACAAACCGCATCCATTTTCAGCTTGCAAAGACCGCGCTCTCCGGCGGTACGGACGTGTGTTTCTGCGATAATCAATATGGCCCGGATAGCGGATGGTCGTCCCCGGGTGCGGGCTATTTCGTTATGAACGCGAGCAACATCAACTCCGGCGGATGGAAAAGCTCGCAAATGCGTACCGCGATTTGCGGGACGAGCCTCTCGAGCTATTCCGGGACGATTATCGCAGTCATTCCGGCGGCGCTCCGTGCCGTCCTCAAGTCCGTTACCAAGTACACGGACAACACCGGCGGCGGAAGTGCGGCGGCGAGCAACGTCACGGCGACGACGGATTACTTTTTCCTCCTCTCGGAGTACGAGGTTTTCGGGAGCATTTCGAGAGCGAACTCGAACGAGGCGAGCAAGCAAGCACAGTACGCCTATTATTCCGCCGGAAATAGCAAAATCAAGTACAAGCACAACGGCACGAGTACCGCCGCTCGTTGGTGGCTCCGTTCTCCGCATGCGAGCTACTCCTACCGTTTCGTGTTTGTGTACACCGACGGGACAGTCAGCTACGGCAACGCGAGCTCTTCCCTCGGCTTCGCGCCCGGCTTTTGCGTATAATTCGGAAATCGAGACTTGCGCCCTCAATGGGCGCATAGTCGGCGAGGAGGACAAACTATGGAATACATCGTCTATCGGCGATTCAAGGCCGAGGGCATCGACGGAGTCTTTAACCTCCGATACGGGACGCTTGTCACGGAGCGGGATAGCTTTCTTTTTGCTGCAGACGGTCGGAAGATTTGCGCCGCAACGTCCGAAAACGGATGGGAGCATTTCAGACCGAACACGCCCGAGGGTGCGTATCGTCAAGATATGCTGGGGAAACTCTATCGCTGGTATGAAAAGAACGGCTGTGGCGATGACTTTGCAGACGAGAGATGGCCGAATCAGGAGAATGGCTACTGGAAGAACAGGCTGAGAACAGCCAGCACGGAACGGCTGGGACAGATCTATTTTGAGAAATTTGGGGTGATACCATGTATGCAGTGAGTAAAGAGGGCATCTTTGTCGGTTACGCTGATAGCGTTGTCAACATCCGCCTGCACGAAAACGGCAGCTATGTACCGTGCGCAGACTATGAAGCCGATGGCTTCTGCGCGAAGATGGCAGTGCCAATGAAGGACGAATCCGGAAACGAGTATCACGGCTTGTCGGACACGGTATTTTGCCTTGCCGGTCATGAGCTGAGCGGAACAGAGCCTGTGGGCAGCTACGAAGAAATGGGCGCGGCAGTACCGCTGACGGACGCGGAGAGCGCCAAAGCGACCGTCACCGCCCTTGCGGGTGAGCCGGTCACATACGCCCGCGCGGTGGAGCTGCGCCCCATTATCGAGCAGGCAGCGGTCGGCCTGAGCGACGGCGAGGCGGCAAGCGTGCCCGAACTCATCACGGCATGGGCGTATCCCGTGGATTACGCTGAGGGCAACCGCAGGAGCTACGGTGGCAAGGTGTATAAGTGCCGTCAGGCGCATACCTCGCAGGCCGATTGGACGCCGGACAAGACGCCCGCGCTGTGGGCAGTCATCGACGCCGAGCACGCTGGCACGCAGGACGACCCCATCCCCGCGAGTCGCGGCATGGAATATGAGTACGGCAAGTATTACCTCGACGGCGAGGACGGCAAGGTGTACCTCTGCGAGCGCACGGGCGAGCAGGCGGGCGGAAAGATCACGCTGCAATACCTGCCACACGAGCTGGTCGGAAATTATTTCAAGGCGGTGTAATACGCCGCAGAAAGGGAGCGGGATATGGATAACGCAAAACATTATGACGACGCGGCAATCGCGCTGATCGAATCGAGGTGCAAGAGCAACACGCACCGGATCAACGAGTTGACGGAACATCAGGTGGCGCTGGATAGACTGGTGACCTCAGTCGAGGTGCTGGCCACAAAACAAGAGACCGTGGAGGGCGACGTCAAGGAGATCAAAGAGGACGTGAAGACCATCACGGGCAAGGCGGGGAAACGCTGGGACGGGCTGGTCGACAAGGCTCTCGCCGTGCTTGCGGGGGCGTTTATCGCGTGGCTGATCTCGGGAGGGATGGCATGAAGAAGCTGAGAAAGCGCGACAAGTACCTCATTGCGGCGGTGGTGAATCTTTGCTGGTACTGCGTCGCGGCGCTAATCCTGACGGCCTTCGACAAGGCCGTGCCGGACAGCCTGACGGTGGCATGGTTCGCCGCATGGACGGCGGAGCTTGCGCTGCTGGCAGGAATCAAAATTAAGGGAAAGGACGAATAACATGAACGAAAGAATCATCAAGCGTATCGCAAACCTCATGAGCGTCAAGAGCATTGTGACGCTGGTACTGACGGGCGTATTCGCGTACATGGCGGTCACGAGCAACATCAGTCAAGACTTTATGACTATCTATGCGGTCATCATCGCGTTCTACTTCGGCACGCAGAGCCAGAAGGTGCAGGACGCGGTAGGAGGTGACGACAATGTATCACAGCCGTGACATTGCCGACCTGCGCGCCGACGTGCGGGCAAACTGCGTTATCTTCCTCGACCTCTGCAAGCAGGCGGGCTTGCCCGTTCTGGTAACGGAGACGGTCAGGGATGATGAGTATCAGCGCTATCTTGCCGCGAACGGCTACGCGGCAAAGACTGCGACGCGCCCGACGTTTCATAGCGTCAAGGCCGGCCTCGCGTTCGACATCTGCAAAAACGTCAAGGGGCATGAGTACGACGATGCGTCGTTCTTCGCCCGCTGCGGGCAGATCGCAAAGCAGATCGGCTTTTCGTGGGGCGGCGACTGGAAGAAATTCCCGGACAAGCCTCACATCCAGTGGGATGCGCACGGCAAATACACCGGCAGTATGATCTTGGCGGGCAAGTACCCGCCGGAAATGGAGGGTTACATGGATCAGGCAACGTTTAACAAGATGATGGACGCTTACCTTGCGCAGCAGGGCACAAAGCCCGCCTCCACGTGGGCGGCAAAGGACTGGGCGACGGCAAAGGCGGCGGGCATCACGGACGGCAGCGCGCCGCAGAGATTCGTCACGCGGCAGGAAGTCGTGACAATGATCCAGAGAGCAGCAAAATAACGGTGTCCGATTTGGGCACAGGAAGGAGCACGGACGGCGAAAGCCACGCGCAAGCGCTCTGCAACGTCCCACACGGGGCATGGACAGTCAGCACAAAGCGATGCGAGCACAGCTATCCTCAATGGCTCCCAAAAGGGCCATTGCATATATCCTGTCTTTTGAGCTGCCCGAGGACGAGGCAGCGTGTATCATCGAGTGCGATGTGCGCGGGAAAAGCTGCGTACAGGTGGCATTTGAGCGGCACATTTCGACAGATTCCGTCAAAAAATACCGAAGACGGGCATACAACAAAATCGCGCAGGAAAGGGCCTTGCCGTAATGGTGAGGCCCTTACACTTTTCTTGCACTTTGCGGGCACTTTTGAGTGCTCGCTTTTTTGTATCATAGATGCAGGAAAGAAGGTGGCAGGATGTATGAGCGGCTTTTGGCGATTGGATACACCGATCAAATGGCACGTGACGTGCTGACGCTGTTTTCCGACCCTGACGAGCTGCGGCAATACGTTTACTTTGCCGAGCTGTTCCACGCCTGCCGAGAAAGGACGGAGTGATATGCCTTATCCGTATTATCAGACCCCATATCAGCCGATGGGCTACGGGTACAACAATTATGCCCCTGTAAGCGCACAGAATGCCGCAGGAGCGCAGCAAATGTACAGTGGTCAAATTACCCGCGTGAACGGCAGAAACGGCGCAGACGCGCTTAGGCTCGCGCCGAATAGCTCCGTTTTGCTGATGGACGAGAACGACCCAATCGTGTGGCTCAAAGTGACGGACGGCGCGGGCTATGCGACGGTCACGCCGTACAGCATCGCGCCGTATCAGGCGGCGGCTCCGGTTGACGTCAACAGCCTTGAAGAACGCGTAAAAAGATTGGAGGAAAAGCTCAATGCCAAATCCGATGATGCAAATGCTGATGGGCGGCGGAAGCAGAAGGCCGAATAATCCCCTTGCGATGATGGTGGAATTCCGAAAGTTTGCAGCGGGAATGACGCCGCAGAAAGCACAGCAGGAGATCGAGCGGCTTTTGTCGTCCGGAAAAATGTCGCAGGAGCAGTTTCAGCAGCTCCAACAGCAGGCAAAGGACTTTATGCAATTCCTGAAATAAGCCGGGTCGACACGGTTTATTGATAAATTATTTTGAAAGGAGTGTTCCCCATAGACAATTACTCTTTGAGCGATCTCGCGGCAGTGACCCGCGATAACGACGGCAACGGCTGGGGCTCCGGTTGGTTCCTCATCGTCGTGCTGTTCCTGTTCATGTTCGGCTTCGGCGGCAACGGCTGGAATCGTCAGGGCGAATTCGGCCAGTACGCCACGGCTGCGAGCCAGCAGGAAATTTTGTTTGGCCAGCAGTTCGGCCAGATCAACGACCGCCTGACTAACATCGGCAATGGCATCTGCAATCTCGGCTACGAGATGCAGGGCGGCATCGGTCAGCTTGGCAAGGAGGTTGCGCTTGCGCAGGCAGGCACCAACACCACCATCATGCAGACCGGCAACAGCATCCAGAGCCAGCTTGCGTCTTGCTGCTGCGATCAGCGCCTTGCGACGGCCAATCTGTCCGCGCAGATGGATCGTCAGACCTGCGACATCACCACGGCTATCCACGCCGAGGGCGAAGCTACCCGCGCGATGATGCAGGCCAATGAGATGCAGGCTCTCCGCGACAAGGTGGCAAGCCTTGAAATGGACAACCGTATGTGTGGCGTCGTCCGCTATCCGAGCGGCTACACGTACAACGCAGGCTCGTCCCCCTTCTGCGGCTGCAATAGCGGCTGCTGCAACGGCAACATCTGAGCAACTATTTCCAAACCGGAAACAGTTCAGGCCCTCTTTGGCCGGGTAAATGGGCGAGGGCTTATTCCCTCGCCCTTATATTTTGAAAGGAGACTTTGCTATGTCTTGTAAATCCGCTCTTTACACCGCCATGCAGACGCCGACTGCGGTTGCCGTCGATGGCGTTATCCCCCTCGGCAGCCTGATCCGTCGCTACGGCTGCGATATTACGCTCAACGGCAATGCCGTCAACATCGTCGGCAAGGGCTATTACGACGTTGACACGTCTATCACCGTTGCGCCGACGGCAGCGGGCACGGTCACGGCGACGCTCTACAAAGACGGCGTTGCCGTTCCCGGGGCAACCGCTTCCGCCGCGGGCGCTGCCGGCGCTCCTGTCGTGCTGGCGTTCCCTGCGCTGGTGCGTCAGGCGTGCTGCGCGTCCGGCGCTGCGCTGGCGCTGGTGCTGACTGGTGCGGCATCGACCGTCAGTAACGTTGCCTTGCGCGTGCAGCGCATTTGATATGCAACCGGACGAGCAAGGACTTGGGTTTCTCGATATCCTGACGGTCTTATCGTTTGTGCTGCAACTGCAAAACCAGTCAAAAATATTTGGCTTACAGGAAGTGCAGAACGACAATAACCGCGTGGCACAAGAGATACACAAGCACCTTGAATCGCAGGACGAAAAAATAGACCGAATATTGGAGGTGTTAGCCCATGAAACTAATTGAAAAACTATCCGAGATGATCGAAGAAGAGATCGAAGATGCTGAGAAGTACGCCAAGTGCGCGCTGACGTACAAGGACACCGACAGAGCTCTTGCAAAGACTTTTTATGATCTCTCGACTGATGAAATGCGGCACATGAATCTGCTGCACGATGAGGTCGCGCGCATCATCACCCAGTACCGCAAGGAGAACGGCGAGCCGCCTGCCGCGATGCTGGCCGTATATGACTATCTGCATGGAAAGCAGATCGAAAAAGCGAAAGAGGTCAAAGACTATCAGGCGATGTATCGCGGGTGACGCCCATGATTGACTTTGACGAGATCGAGAAAGAGATCATCAACATGGAAGCAAACCGCGACACGTCTTATGCCACGATGGAACGATTAGCCCCTCTCTATGCCGCTATGATCTACAAGCGGCTCTGTGCCAATCCGGAAGTGTACGAGCCGCAGGCCGTGTCTGCGGTTGGAGACAGCGCATTTTTGCTCGCCGTCAGCGGCATGGACAGCGTTAAGGCGTGGGCGGTCATGGATGAGCTAATGGACAGTCTCAAAGTGGTCAACGAGCGCGTATACAACAGCGTCATGCAGAAGCTTGAAAAATGAGGATACCCCCGTCACAAAGGCGGGGGGTATCTTTTAGGCATACTTTACCTTTGCGAACGTGAAAGTAAAATATGCCTAACGCGGCGTTACAAAAAACGCGCCATCGTTGTCTGCATCAATCCTTCTGATGAAGCGCGTCCAGAATTCCTTTTTTTCTTCCCGCAAGTATGTATCATATTCGCACAGCCCGTTTCTCAAATCATCAAGGTCTGTCTTTGGCTTTTCTTCCACGGTCTCAAGGGACTTTTTCAGGCTCGCGTATTCTGCCTTGTAATCGTCCAGCTCGATCAAATCATTTAGATACAGCGTTTTCAGCTTGCTCATTTTCTTTCGTATCGCGTCCGCGCTCTGCGTGGGCTTTTTTTCTGCCTTTTTGTAATACCGATTGTTCCGCTCTGCGATCCCCATAAGCTCATGCAGTAAGTAGTCTTCCAGCGCGTCTTCTCTGATCCTCTTCATGTGCGGGCAAGCGGAGTTGTCAAGCATTCTCGTTCTGCATCGGTAATATGTATATATCTGTTTTGCGGTTTCCGACTGCATTGTTCTCCCACATTCCTTGCAATGCAAAAGCCCCGAGAACAGATACACGCGATCCGCATCAACTCCGGCGCAGCGCTGTGACCGCTGGCGGGAAATATCAGTTACAAGGTCAAAGTCTTGTTTGCTCACCAGTGCCGGACAAGCGTTTTCAATTCCGTACACCTCGCCGATGTAAAGGCGGTTGCGGAAATAGTTTACATACTTAGAATAAGCGCGGTCAATTCCCCACGTCTCAAGCATATATCGTTTCACGGCAAGGACGCTTTTCAGGCGGATATATGCTGCAAACATATCTCGCGCCGCGTCTGCTGTGTCGTTATCAATTTGGTATTGCCGTTCCTTGATAATATACCCTAAAGGTGCTTTCGATCCTGCCGGTTGCCCTTTTGCCCGTTTGCCGTCGTTAATAAATTTGATTCGCTCGCTCGTGCGGTCGGCTTCGTCCTGCGCGACGGATAACATGATATTGACTTTCAATCGCCCTGATGCGGTGCGCGTCTCGTAGTCTTCTTCCGTCGCTTGCCACGTTACGCCGTACTGGTCAAGCTGCGTCTGCACATCGTAATATCCAGCAACATTTCGGAACCAACGGTCGAGTTTAATAAACAGGATCGTGTCTACTTTCCCCGCCTTGCAATCGTCCAGCAGTCGCAGAAGCGCCGGGCGCTTTTTATACGGCTTTCTCGCGGATATGCCTGCATCCTCATATATGCCCACCACGGTCATTTTATTCGCTTTGGCATATCTTGCCAGCGCGTCCCGCTGCTCTTGTAATGATAAACCATGCCGCGCTTGTTCCTCGCTGGACACGCGTATATACAATGCTGCTCTCATCAAGTCCCCCTCCAATCAATCTACAAGCACCATGCAGCCAGTAGAACGATAATGACAAACATTATAGCAATCACGCCGTTTCGGATACGGACACCGCGCCGCATAATCTCGATCGTGTCTGCTTTTGCGTCAACGTGGCGTTCCAACTCATCATTCCGTGCTTGCAAAGTTTCCTCAGTCGGCGTCAAGTGTTCGGAAATTCCGAACGCTTCATCAAGCGATATTCCAAGCGCTTTGCAGATCGGCGCGACGGTGTAGATGGACGGAGCTTTAGAAAACTTGGAAAAGAAGTTCTGCACGGTGGACAGTGGAACGCCGGAAGCATCGGAAATGTCCTGATAGGTTAGTTTCAGTTCTTCTTTACGGGATTTACACACTTCTTGGATGTTCATTTATGCCACCTTAATTTTTCCGATTTTCGCGCCGCGAAGTCGCAAGATGAGGGCTTGTCGAACCACGTCGAGCGCTGTCTTATTGCAAGGTTTCGGTGTTGAATTACCAAGGTAAAGCGGAGTATGGTCAAAACAAGCAGCGGCGACCGCTCCCCGCTGGCTGCAAAAAGCCCTCGCCGTTGTTGCAGAGGCGGCGAGGGCTTATCACTTACTTCATACCAAGGAGCTTGCCAAGTTTCCTTTGCCGCCCTGCTTTGGTCGTTGGGATCCCTGTTGTTTTTGAAATTTTCCTTTTCATTTTCGTGATTCCAAGCGCACGCTTCCAACTAAAGGACAGACCGGGGATTTTGCTCTTCGCCATTTGGCACACCACCTTTTGGTTTTGTATTTTCTGTTGCACGCTTGTGCAATAATCGACATATAGCCCCGTTACTATAATTATTTGGAGGGACACAAAATGTTGTGTAATGGCGTAAAAAATGATACAATAAGCAAAACGGATATTGAAATAATGCGAGGGAAGGTGCTTTATTCCGCACTATCGCTCGCACCAGAAGAAAAAATCCAGCTTCTAAGGTTTATTGAAGGAGGGTTATGCCATGAAAGAGCTAACGAAAGCATGGTACATAGACGCGAAAATGGTTGACGCAGTAAACCGGTGTATGGACGCAATCCGCGCGTCCGGGCTTTCTGCCGACAGCGCGGAATATCTTCCGGCCTGTTTAGATCAGGCAATCAAAGCAAGTAATCAGGTCGCCGCACAGAGCACTCCATTTCGAGAAACTCATGTGCAGGTAGAAGAAACAAACGGCGGGTATGATGTCACGCCTTGCGAGCTATTATTTGTTCAATAGCTGCCGATGCAATACCCTTCGATATTGTTTCAATCACCGCCAAAGAAACCGACCCAAATGACCGCAGTATTTTTGACGTCTTTTCCCATTGAGCTTTTTCGGAAATTGTCGCGATAAACTCATGCCCCTTTGGGGTGACATAGTAGATAGCCGGCAGTTCGTTATGACGGAAATTCTCAACGGGGTCAAAGCGAAAATCTGTTGCCAGATATCCGCTTTCGGAAAGCTGGATAACATGATAAATCAAAGAACCCGCGTCGTACTTATTCAATGGTGGGACAAGCCGCATTGAATCTACATAAAGAACATGATATCTGGCTGCAGTGCATCTTCCGATTTCTTCCGTCTTGATGTAGGTATGCTCCTCGCAAAAGAGCATCAAATCGCGGACGCAATCAGGGTCAAGTTTCATTTCTTCGCCCTCTTGCTTTCCAAAAAATCAATATAGCGGTAAATCTCATCCAATTCCTCCGCAGACGCAGAGCGAATAAACTGAGCGATTTTACCATTCAAGCCCTCGCCCTCTGTGGCGCGGGCTTCTTTTATGCCCGGGTCGTTCTCGAGCAGCCCCTTCACCAGATCGATATCGGCCTGCTCCGTCAGGATTTCTTCCGGCGTGGTTTGCAGCAGGACGCACATACGAGCGGCTTCTTCTGGTGATGGAAGATTTTTCCCGCGCCTTACTTCGCTTAACCATCTCTTATGTTTTCCAATCATTTTCGAAAACGATGCTTCGCTCCAGCTTTTATCCGAAACTTTTCTTGCTATCAAATCTACGTTTGGTTGTACCGTATCTCTTTTTGGCATATCTACTCCTGAATAAATCGTAACGCAGCAGCGTGTACGTCATATTCAAACTTTTCGTTTTCAACGGATATCCGTTTATTCCGCTTATGCTTGTTGTTTTTAACTACCTCAATTTTTCTTTTCTCTATTTCGTTGATTCTCTCTGTAAAACACTTACTGTTTAATCCGCCGCGGTGAATCGCCTTTTTTAACCAAAAAATGGCGTTGTCAAATTCCCATTCCTGCTCGTACAACTTGGAAAACATATTGCATGTAAGCGCAAAGTTTAGCGATGCAAATTTATCTAAAACAGTAAATGGTATTTCTCCGATTGCTTCTTCAAACGCTCCGATCGCAGCAAGCCTAAAATCAGCGCCTTTGTTCGCAAATGCATAAGCAACCGCGAATTTATCAAAAGCTGATGCCGATTTCCAATATTTTGTTACGGCAATTTCAAAAAGGACGTATCGGGGCTTGTACGTTATTACATACGCTTCGTTCACAAGCCCAAGAGACTGATATCCAGCAGGGTACTTTGTTTTAACGGTAGATAGTACTTCTCTAATGATATCCGCTTCATGTTGCGAAAAACGAGTTAAATCATACTTATTGTTCGCCGAGATAAGACTTTTCGATGAATCTTGTTCATACCGCTCTGGATAATAGACGTACGGGTTATCCGGGCCTTTAGGCCGCGCAAGAATTAAGTCAATATCTAAAAACATATCTAACCCAAAAAGCAAAGCGAATTTTTGTGCAATTCTACAAAACTTACAAAATGGTCGCGTTTTACTTTACAACGTACAAAGTGTGCGCTATAATCATAACATGAGTTATCACAAAGGCAACAAAAAACCAAGCCCCCATCGAATCTCTTCGTTTGCGGGTTTTATAACCGATATTTTGTTGGCTGACACTTACATAATAGCGGCGGCGGTTGCGTTTGTCAAGTGAAAACTCACATTGACTGCGGCGGGGAAAACATAAGACCGGCGAGGGGCTGTCCTCACCGGCCAATGTCCAAATTTGTTTACCCAATGCCCCCTGCAGGCTTTCGCCGCCTGCAACAGCCTACAGGTTCTTCGGGAGCCTTACCACTTTCGCAGTTTTGGTTCTGCGCACGGCCTTCTCGCTGGTAAGCCATCGGGAGTACCCGATACGGTGGGATATGATTACTGGCATATCACCGTGAGTTTTAACCTCTTCACTGAGTGCTCCGCCGTATTGGTTGCTGCATTTAGCCAGTTTAACGCGCTTTGGCACCGCTGTTGCGACCCGGCAGGAAGGGAACAGGCAAAATCAAAAGGTTGGTCACGAAAACCACCTCCTTTGAAGTTGCCCAAAGAGGGCTAACGGCAGTATAGCAAATCTCCCCGCCGCAGTCAATGATAACTCACAATGAAGGGAGGACGCAAAAATTGACATTGAGAGAGCTGCGAGAACGCTCCGGGCTGACCCGCGCGCAGGTGGCGAAGAAACTGAATGTTGATCTATCCTGCGTGACGCATTGGGAGCTGGGCGACTGGCGACCGCTGCGCAAGTACCACAAGAAGCTGGCGAAGATGTACGGCGTGACCGTGGACGAGCTGTTGGAATCCAACGACGGGCAGTAAAAAATGCCCCGCCCAATGTTGCAGCATCGAGCGGGGCGGGTGGGACAAATCTCACCACAAGATATTGTGTCCGTGCTTATTGTAGCACGGAGGAAAGGAAAAGGCAATGAGTAAAAAGCCGGAGTACAAAATTATTTGGGTCACGCCCCCTGACCCTGTAAAGCTGGGGACGATCATGGGTGAGATTTACGCCCGAGGCAGAGGCCTTGAGTTTGTCGGCCTTGTGCCGAACGAGAAGAAGGGAGCATCGCATGGCTAACACGCTGTTTTTTGGAGGCATCGCCGCTGCGGTGATTGCGCTCAACGGCTGCGACTTTACGACGGGGCTCGCCGTCATCGGCGCATGTGCGGTCGGCAAGGTGCTGTACGAGCTGCTGCCCTACATCGACAGGGGGTGCAGAGGGTGAGACGGCACGACAAGCGCACGAGAGAGCAGCGCAAGGCAGACGAATCGGCGTTGTTTGCGGCGGCGTGTCTGGGGGCGACGGTCATTTTGATCGTGGTCGCCATCTTAGCCACCAGCGTGCAGGCGGTCGATGCAGGTCCCAAGGAATCCTCGACAGTCATCGAGGAGTATGACCCCGCGTGGGACAAGCCCGCGACCGAAAGCGCCGTGTGCGATGACGTGTTTCTCGGCGAGTTTACGCTGACGGCCTATTGCCCCGGGCGCTGCTGCTGCGGCAAGTGGGCAAGCGGCTACACCGCCACCGGCACGCTGGCGACCGAGGGGCGCACGATTGCGGTCGACCCCAAGTTGATTCCTTACGGGGCGCACGTCCTGCTGATCTGGCCGGACGGCACGCAGCACAGCTACATCTCGGAGGACTGCGGCGGCGGTGTCAATGGCAACCACATTGACGTATTTTTCAACGACCATCAGGCGGCGCGCGTATTCGGCGTGCAGAGCGCAATGGTATATTTGGAGGCGGAGGAATGATGCACTGCGAATCGTGCGGCGCGGATTTTGAGCACCCGGCTATTTACCGCGAGCGAGAAAACCTTGACGGAGAACGCGGGTATTACTGGCACGAGACACTGGTATGCCCCTTCTGCGGTGAGGAATTTATTGAAGAGGTGAAAGACAATGGCTGATTTTGAAACCGGCGTGAGCGGCTATATCAAAGCAAGCGCGGTTGTGACTAATTATTTCCCTATTGATTTTAAGGGCAATGCGCTTTGCGTCTGCGATGTTTGCAAATTTTACCGCAGGACGGCGAAAGTGTGCGGGCTGAACGGCGAAATCATCCCGTGGGCGGATAAATATGTTGGGCGAAATTGCCCGTTAGAAAAAGATGTTGAGGAGGACTAAACAATGAGCTTAACAGTAACCGAAAACGGCGGCGGTGCCGGCATCCCTATCCTTGCAGAGGGCAGCTATGCGGCAGTCTGCTATATGCTGGTCGACATCGGTTTGCAGAAGAACGAGCGCTATGGCAACAGCTCGCGAAAGGTCATCATCGGATGGGAGATCGCGGACGAGTTTGTCGAGGTCGACGGCGAGAAGAAGCCTCGCGTTTTCTCGGCCAGATACACCGCAAGTTTAAACGAGAAAGCAATTCTCCGCCGGGATCTTGCCGCATGGCGTGGTCGAGATTTTACTGAGGATGAGCTGAAAGCGTTTGATTTGCGCAGTATTGTTGGCGCGCCATGTTTGATTCAAGTCATTCACAAGGACGGCGGAAATGGTAAGACGTATGCGAATCTCGCAAGCATTATGCGCCTGCCGAAAGGTATGCCTGCGCCGACGCTCACACTGGACAAGGTCATTTATGACATCGACGAAAGCCCGCTTTCTGACGTGGACAAACTACCGGAGTGGATCGCAAGCGCCATCAAGGGCAGCGAGAGCTATCAGCAGAAGTTAGAAGCGGCGGTTGGCGCGCCGATCGACCCTACGCCGGGGGAGTTCACCGAACTGGCTGACGAGGATGTATACGGCGAAGGCCAGCTCCCGTTTTAACGGAGGGACACGATGATTAAGTATGATGTTTTGATTTATGAGGGCGGCGATTTGACTGCTGCCCTCACGGATCCTGGCGTTTCGCTGATTTCAGTGAAAGGCGCATCTGAATCCGACGCATTTGATCTCTCCGAAATGCTTTGCAAGTACGGAGTAGACTTATGCATCATTCCTCACGAGGGGGAATGAGTGATGGCAAAGAGCGGGATTGATTACTTTCCGCTTGATGTCACATTGAACGCAAAGTTTGAACTGATAGAAGCAGAATTTGGCTTGACAGGATTTGGTGTAGTCGTTCACTTGCTGCAAGAGATTTACGGTAAGGCGGGTTACTACATTGAATGGACAGAGGAGGTTGCGCTTTTGTTCGCCCGCAAGGTCGGGTTGGGTGGGAGCGTCGTTTCTGAAATAATAGAGGCTTCTATCAGGCGAGGGATGTTCGACAAAGAGAAGTATGACAAGTACCACGTATTGACCTCTAAAGGCATACAGGAAAGGTACTTCGAGGCAGTCAGCCGCCGTAAAAATCTCGAAGTCGATTACAACATCCTTCTGGTCGATGTTGCCCGAATTTTGCCTAATGTTGACATTCAAGCAAAAAATGTAAACATTCTTTCGAAAAATGCTGACATCGAGAGACAAAGTAAAGTAGAGAAAAGTAGAGAAGAGAAGAGTAAAGAAGAGTATGGATGCGCGGAGCCGCAAGCGGCTCACACGCCGCCAATTGTCTCTCTCGTGCTTAACGATGGGTCTTTCTTCGATGTCTTATCTTTCGACGTATCGAAATGGGAAGCGCTATATCCCAATGTCGATGTTAAGCAGCAACTTAGAAACATGGCAGGGTGGTGCGATGCGAACCCTACCAAGCGAAAGACGCGCGGAGGGATTAAGCGTTTCATTACTAATTGGCTCGCCGAAGAGCAGAACAAAGGCGGCAAAGCACCGCAGACGCGTCCGGGCGGCGATGTATTCACCGAGATGTTGGAGGAGGAAAAGAACCGTGGAAAGAGCTGACGTAATTAGCCTTTTGGGGCGATTGAAGCAGGCCTATCCGCAGGCCTACACCAAGATGACCCGCGCAGAAGCCGAAGACCTTGTTTCCCTCTGGATAGACATGCTGGGCGGGGAAGACCCGTCTGCGGCAAAGTCCGCAGTGGACGCGCTGATCGCCGAGGATACGAGGGGGTTTCCACCGAAGGTCGGCCAAGTGCTGGCAAAGATCAGGGGCGCCGCTTCCCCGCGCGTCTCGGTGGCGTGGATGAAGCCATACATCGAGCGGACAGCCGAACAGGAGGCGTTCATGCCGAGCATATCGCGTTATGCGAGAGAACACGGGCTAACGTGGGAAGCGGCTGCTGCCGAGATGGAGGGTAGCAATGGGGATTGATATTTCTCAGCTTGGCAAAGATGCTCAAGCGCAGGTCATGGCAAAGATGGCCGTGCAGGAAGTCAAGAAGCGCAGCAAATACGGCAATCGCAAGGCTTACCGCGTGATGCCAAACGGCAGAAAGCAAAAGTTTGACAGCGAGGGCGAGGCAAAGCGCTATGACCAATTGAAAGCGCTGCTCACGGTGGGGCGGATTCGGAATCTGCGAATGCAGGTGGGATTTACGTTGATCGAGGGGTTTACCGACAGCGACGGTAACGTCGTAAAGCCTACCGTGTACAAGGCGGATTTTGTCTACGAGCGTCCAACCAAGCCTGACTACGTCGGGACTGTGCGATGGCTGCGCGAGGTGGAGGACTTCAAGGGGATGAGGACGAAGGATTACCTCCTGAAGAAAAAACTGATGCAGGAGCGGCACGGAATTACGATCCGCGAGGTGGGCTATGGAGACCTTTGAGCATTGCCACTTCTGCAAGCCGCCCGTGCGCTATCCCGGCTGTCAGGACCATTGCCCACACTACGCGGAGGATATCGCAAAGGTCCGGGCGGCGAAAGCCGAAGAGAAGCGGCAGACGCAGGCAAAAGACGATTACTTAGGCGCGCGCCAGTTCAAGACGCGGCGCGGGCAGAAACTGAGAAAATAATGGGAGCGAAAAAGATGAATGCAAAAGACACTGCGGAGTGGATCCGCAACCTGAGAAAAGCAAGGGGCATGAGCCAATCGCAGTTTGCCGCCATGTGTGGCATTGAGCAAGGGCAGCTGTGCAATTACGAGTGCGGGCGCATTATGCCGACTATCCCGCTGTGCGAACGTATCTGCGAAGCCGTAGGGATCCGTGTGATCGACTTTTTGAGCGAGGATAAAGCGCCGAAGGGTCCTATCCCGACCGAGCAGCGCATCGGCGAGCGCGTCAAGGCGTGGCGGCAGATGCGCGGGTTGAATCAGGAGGCCATCGCGGAAAGGGCCGGAATATCGGACAGCACGATCTCCTGCATTGAGCGAGGCGGACGATACGGCGCGGTATCGACGTATCTTTACATCGCCGAAGCACTGAACGTCCCTATCGAAGTGCTGTTAGGGGGCGAGTGATATGAGCCGATTCGTTATGAGCAAGACGCCGTGGGAGCGCTGCCCATATCCGGGGCTCAAAGCGGCGCTGGAGAAGACCGACTACAACCAGACCACGCTTGCCGAGGCGACCGGCATTTCGGCGACCAACGTGAGCCGGTACGTCAAGGGCGACGTGGATGTGACCGTGCGGGCGTTCCTCGCGTTGGAAGACCTGACCGGGCAGACGTTCCGCGAGCTGTTTGGGGAATGTGAGGGACGAAGATGAAACACCTCGGCGATATTACGAAGATCAACGGCGCGGAGATCGAAGCCGTGGACGTTATCACGGGCGGCTCACCGTGCCAGGATTTGAGCATTGCAGGAAAACGCGCTGGGTTAGCCGGAGCAAGAAGCGGATTGTTCATGGAGCAGGTTCGCATCGTAAAGGAGATGAGAGAGCATGACAGAGCGAACGGACGGACAGGTGACATGGTCCGACCTCGGTATATGGTCTGGGAAAACGTGCCTGGAGCATTCAGCAGCAACAAAGGGCAAGACTTTGCGGCAGTCCTCGAAGAGATCATCCGCATCGCGGAACCGGAAGCCCCCAATATTGAAGTGCCTGAAAAAGGCTGGAACACCTGGGGGGGATACCACGATGAAGTGGGAGGACGATGGAGCGTGGCTTGGCGAGTGCATGATGCGCAACACTGGGGAGTCCCCCAACGTCGCCGTCGTATCTCGATTGTCGCAGATTTTGGAGGTGACACCGCCGGCGAAATACTCTTTGAGCGCAAAAGCGTGTCAGGGCATCCTGCGGAGAGCGGAACGGCGGGGGAAAGACTTACCGGAAACGCTGAAAGCGGTGCTTCTTATGCAGTCCGAATCAGGGGGGGGCTGTGACGGAGGAGGGAAAGGCGCTTTAGTTCAGAAGGACAAGAGCGGAACGCTCGGCACCGGGAATGACCAGACGCTTTTCTGCATGGCGACACAGCAAGGCGGGGCCGAGGTACGAAGCGATGACCATGCACCGACCTTGACCGCTTCCGCAGGCATGAGCGGGAACAACCAGCCGGTTGTCTGCGCCGGGTTTAAACTCGGCAACAGCGAGCGGGCGCGAAGCATCGGCTACGCCGAAGAGCAATCGCCAACGCTGAATGCGGAGTGTGGCGGCAATAAACCTGCGGTGGTTGCGTTGGATATGTCGCACGCCTGCGATGTGATACGCGAGTGCGGAGAGTTCGTTCCGGCACTGCAAGCGCGCATGGGGACAGGCGGCAACCAAGTGCCGCTGACGTACCAAGAGGTGACAGGTACGCTTTCACCCGGCGCTCATGCTGGAAGTTACAATGGGCAGGACGCTTATAACGATATGCTGGTCGTATCGAGTGAAATCTCGCCTACGTTGAGGGCAAAGGCGAATGACCCATACCGCGAAGATATGGCAGCGTATATTGCAAGTGTTGATTGCCGGAACTTTTGCGAGGGCGGAGAAACAAACGGTACATTGCAAGCAAAAGAAAGCGGAGGGCAAAGCCTGAACCTGAATAATACGGTCCGGCAAAACATGGTGGTACGCCGCCTTACGCCGATGGAGTGCGAACGGCTGCAAGGTTTCCCTGACCAATGGACTGATATCGGCGAGTGGTGCGACAGCAAGGGCAATCTGCGCAAGCCAAGCGACAGCCCGCGCTATAAGGCACTCGGCAACTCTATCGCCCTGCCGTTCTGGGACTTCTTGGCAAAGCGTATCAGCGCGCAATATCTGCGTCCTGTTACGATGGGCAGTTTATTTGACGGCATCGGCGGTTTTCCTTTGGTGTTCGAGCGTCACAACGGCAAAGGCGCGGCACGCTGGGCGAGCGAGATCGAGGAATTCCCCATCGCCGTCACAAAACTTAGATTTAGGGAGGACGCATGAACATCTGAGACACATACAGCTGGACACCCGCAGCCTTTGAGGGCGCGAGCGGATTATGCAGTTTTGAAAAGCTGAGAACCGTACACGGCAGAATCGTGTACATCAACGAGCGCCACCGCTACTTTACGGCGGAGGCGGATATCAACGGAAATAAGCTCAGAGAGAGCTTCAAATTTTAACAAAAATCAGGAGGAATATCATCATGAACAACAATCAGGACTATATCGTTCGCTGCGACCGCGCAGGCGTATTTTTCGGCAAGATCAAGGAGAGAAACGGATCCGAGGTCACTATGACTGAGGTGCGTAAGCTGTGGAGTTGGGACGGCGCGTGTGCCGTGGAGCAGTTGGCGCAGGACGGTACAAAAGCACCGGGCAACTGCCGTTTTACCGTGACGATTCCGGAAATGACCGTGCTGGGGGCAATCCAGATCATCCCGTGCACGGATGCTGCATCGGTATCGCTTCGCGGCGTAAAGGAGTGGAAGAGATGACGCTTGATGAGAAGATCAAAGACTTTCTGGTTGTGAGCTCCGGCTCCGGCTCCGGCTCCGGCGACGGCTTCAGCTCCGGCTTCGGCTTCGGCGACGGCTTCGGCGACGGCTTCGGCGACGGCTTCGGCGACGGCTCCGGCGACGGCTTCGGCGACGGCTTCGGCGACGGCTCCGGCGACGGCTTCAGCTCCGGCTTCGGCTT